AGTAATTAGAATTCTATTTATATCTTTTACTCTACTAACTTTAAGTGGCTGTTCTATGTTTCAGTTTGGAGGAGCTAAAACTAAACCCGTAGAAGTAGTAAATATAGAAGAAAGACCGCCTATGTTTCATCCACCGCTACCTATGGAAATGCAGATGGTTAATTTTGATTGGGAGATATTGACCCCCGATATAATGAGAGAATACCTGCAACTGATTGAAGAAGGAAAGGCACCCAAACAAGCCTATTACGCACTGACCACCAAAGACTATGAAAATATTAGTAATAATATGGCAGAAATTAAGCGTTATACGAGAGATATTTTGGCGATTGTTGAGTATTACAGAAGTCTTGATGACGAGGAAGAAGACGATGGATAAAGACCAGTTAATGAAAGAGCTTATCGCTGATGAAGGATTTGAATATGAAATCTATTTAGATCATCTGGGTTATCCGACTTTAGGAGTAGGGCACTTAATAACTGAAAAAGATGAAGAGCATGGGAAACCAGTAGGTACTCCTATTTCTGAGCAAAGAATTAGAGAATGTTTAGATAATGACATAGAAATTGTTTGTGAAGAATTGGACATGAAAGAGCCTTGGTGGAGGAATCTAAGTGATAATCGTCAGCGAGTAATAGCAAATATGTGTTTCAATTTAGGTCATCCTCGTCTCAATAAGTTTAAAAACTTTATTCAGGCTATGCAGGTTTCCGATTGGGAACGTGCTGCTGAAGAGATGATGGACTCAAAGTGGGCTACGCAAGTAGGAGATAGAGCAAAAAGACTTAGAAACAGGATGTTGGCGGGTTAACTATGACTAAGAAGGCTAGAAATTATCGTTCTGAGTACAAAAAGTATCATAGTAAAAAGACACAAAAAAAGAACAGAGCGGGACGCAATAAAGCCAACCGTTTAATGAAACGTAAGAAGAGAATAAGAAAAGGAGACGGCAGGGACGTTGACCATAGGGACGGTAATCCACGCAACAATTCACCAAAAAATTTAAGAATTGTTCCCAAGAGTTCAAATAGAAAGAAAAAAACAAAGAGAAGGAAGAAGTAATGCCATTAGCCAAGTTTAGATTTGCACCAGGAATCAACAAGGAGGGTACTGAGTACACCGCCGAAGGCTCTTGGTTTGATTCAGACAAGATGCGGTTTCGTTCTGGCTATCCAGAGAAAATAGGTGGTTGGGAAAAATATTCATCAGGCACTTATCTCGGTACTGCAAGAAGCCTACACCAATGGGATGATCTAGGCGGCACGGATTTCATGGGCATAGGAACCAATTTAAAGTGGTATGTGGAAGAAGGGGGTGCCTACAATGATGTTACCCCGATCAGAGCCACTACTTCCCCAGGCGATGTAACTTTTGCGGCTACTGATGGTGAGTCCACAGTAACCATTACAGACAGTAGTCACGGAGCAGTAACAGGAGATTTTGTTACTTTTAGCGGAGTAGACAGCGATGGGTTAGGTTCAGGAGGGAATATTACCGAAGCTGTTTTAGAACAAGAATATCAGATTGATTTAGTTACTAATGCTAATGCTTACACGATAACAGCTAAAGATACATCGGGCGATACGGTTACAGCTAATAGCAGCGATAGTGGTAATGGTGGCAGTAGTGTGGTTGGTGTGTATCAAATAAATACAGGCTTAGATACTTACGTTTCTTCTACTGGTTGGGGTAGTGGTACTTGGGGTAGGGGAACATGGGGCAGTGCAGACTCTAATGCTGAAAATTTAAGATTGTGGTCACAGGATAATTTCGGAGAAGATTTAATTGGTAATCCTAGAGGGGGTGGAATTTATTATTGGGACACTTCAGGAGGAGTATCAACCAGAGCCATTAATTTTACTGCTTTGAGTACCGCTTCTGATGTACCACTTCTGGTTAATCAGATTATGGTTTCTGAAGTAGATAGGCATATTATTGCTTTTGGGTCTAATTCTATTAGTGCAACCAGTGTGTTAGATGAATTGCTAGTGCGTTGGTCAGACGCTGAAGATGCAGGAAATTGGACTCCTAGTTCGACTAATAGTGCAGGCGGTCAAAGGGTTAGTTCTGGGTCTTATATTGTCGGAGCCTTAAAGACGAGGCAAGAGATATTGATTTGGACAGACGCAGGCGTTCATTCCATGCGTTTTATTGGTGGACCTTTCACCTTTCAATTTAGACAATTAATGGAAGGACCTTCCATTATTAGTCCGAAAGCGGCAGCCGTTGCAGCCAGCACTGTGTTTTGGATGGATCGTGGAAACTTTTATATGTATGACGGAGCGGTTAGACCTTTGCCTTGTTCGGTTTTGGATTACATTACTACCGACATAAACTTAGGACAGGCATATAAAGTATTTGCAGCTTCAAATCCTGATTTCTCCGAGATCATGTGGTTTTATCCTTCCAGTAGTGCTACTGAAGTAGATAGATACGTTATATTTAATTATAAAGAAAATTTGTGGTCAATCGGAACGCTAGTTAGAACAGCATGGACACCTGCTCCGACCAGAGAAAAACCTTTAGCCGCAGGAACTGCCGATAGTTCCAATTATATTTATCAGCATGAAACTGGTTATAACGATGACCAGTCGGCGATGACAGCGTATATAGAGTCAGGAGATTTTGATTTACAGGACGGCGAGCATTTTGTTTTATTGTCACGAATTATTCCTGACGTTAAGTTTACAACTGCAACTGGTTCTCCAACCTCTAACACTACGGTAACAATGACGATGAAAGGGAAAAATTATCCTTTGGAAACAGCTTCGACTTTATCTACGTCCACTATAGAAACAACTACTACTCAATCTGAAATAAGAGGTAGGGCGAGACAGGCAGCTATTAGAATAGAAAGTTCTACCACTGGTATGACTTGGAGATTGGGTGATTTACGTTTAGAACTTAGACCAGACGGGAGAAGATAATGCCAAGAAATTCCCAACCACTATTATTGGCTGCACAAGAATATGATTCTCAACAGGAAACTTTATTCAGGTCTCAAGTGGAAACTGTAGTGGTAAATATAGATTCTGATATAACCGAGATAGAAAATTTAAGAACAAAAGACTCGACATTAGCTCTTAGGCGACACCAATTCTTACTCATGGGAGCCAGTAGTGTCTGATGTTATTAAAGTTTTGGGTCAGCTAGACCCTGCTGCAACCACAACCACGACCTTATACACAGTTCCGTCTGAGGTGATGACTACGGTCAGTTCCTTTGTGGCTTGCAACAGAACGGGTTCAGCTATTACGTTTAGACTAAGCGTTCATGTAGCTGGAGCAAGTGCAGACGATAAACAGTACATCTATTACGATAAGTCGGTAGCGGCTACGGATGTATTGATTGCGGTGATTGGTATGACTTTAAACCAGACAGATGTGTTGAAAGTTTATGCAAGTGCAGTGGATATGAGTTTTAATTTATTTGGAGTAGAAACAAAGGCGAGTGCAAATGGCTAAAGAAAATAGAGAAATATCAAGATTTACTCCTGCAAAAAGCACAGGGTTGTGGGACATCAATCCACAAATGTTTATTGATGCGACCAGTGCTGTGATTAACCCATTCAGTGAGTCAAGCCCTTGGCGTGATCCTGATATAAAAGATAGAAGAATTAGAGAAGAATTAAAACCTGGGCACATAGAAGAGTTTGCAGACTATATCTTGAAAGGTGGAAATAGACAGTGGCTAAAACATAGTAAAAAAGATAAGGCTAAAACCTATCAGAATGAAGATAACCCTCTTATTAAAGAAGTCATAATGTTTGGCGAGGATATAGTTAATAATAGAATCATACGGAATAATTTTTATGGTCTTGGTCTTGATGACAGAAAATTAATATCAGAAGCCTATGTAAATTTTAGCAATAGGGCAGGAATAGCAGGCAAAGAAGAATCAGATTACTCTGATGAAACAAAGAAAAATATAAAAAAATTAAAAGATGCACGGATTAAGTTTGAAGCTGGAGATATAGAAAAAAGTGAGTTAGATTCTATTCGAGGTGCTTCTATAAGAAACTTGCAAGAAGAAAACCTTAAATCCAGATCGAGAGCTTTATTTGCTGATCCTAACAGAATATCTAATCGAATGTTTAATCCTTATAGCGGTAGAGAAGAAAGCCAAAAGGCTGCCTTTGAGTCTGATTATGGTCCTTTTGCTGGACCTGTACTAGATTTATTAACTCAAGGTGAGTTGCCTAGACCTGAAAATTATCGTGATATGCTATATGGTGGACCAGAGTCACGACAAGGCTTGGCAAGTTTGCAAGCACAATATGGATTCTCTCCTGAATTATCTCCTGCTGATGCTGGTGCTCCGATAACAGGACATGACAGAGAATATTTTGAGAAAAGTCCAACCTATGAAACTATATTTCCATCTGAACCAGGAGATATTCAGCAAAAAATACAACAAGTTCTAGCGGGTGATTTAATTGCTCAAAATTATATTGGGGATGATGTCGTTTTGAAAGGCAAAAGAGAGTTGGGAGATACTAGAAAATCTGAATATGGAGTCGAGCATGATATTTTAACAGGTTATCGAGGTCCAGAAGGAACAACTTATGATCCTGAAAAAGATAAATATTATAGAGAGCACCCCGTATATGGCGACCCTACATTTGAGTTACCAAGATATAAATACGATCCTAGATTTATAGAATTATTAAATTCAATTATGGGTCCAGAATACGCTGAACAATTTAAGAAAATTGGAGGAGTAGTAGAAGGAAGAAGTCCATATCAAAATAAGGGAGAAGTTGAGGTAGAAGAAAAGGTAGAGGTTAAAGAAGAAGACTCTGGCAATATTAATCTTTTAGATAGATTGCGTAGGTGGTGGGACATAAAACGCCATTTTGAAAATATGCCAGAAGAAGAAGTAGATTACTCTAAAGTTGAAGTTGAAGAGTCAGAAGAAACTAAGGGCGACAGGGAAAAAGACAAGGAAATTATAGAATATCTTGAGAAAGTGAGGACTAATATGAACAAAGGCGGATTATCAGGACAAGCACAGGATGTAGCTAAGGCGGGTCGCTATGGCGATACCATGCTGATGCACGTCAACCCTGCGGAAGTGCAGGGATTAAAGTCATTAGGAATGCCTATTACAACCAACCCACAAACAGGACAACCAGAAGCGTTCCTACCCCTAATAGGAGCACTTCTGGGAAGTATGGGAGTATTTGGGGGTGTTGCCCCTTGGCTAACGGGAGCATTAGGCTCAGGAATACTCTCAGGAGTTGGCTCTCTGTTACAGGGAGATAGTGCTAAAGAAGCAATTTTAACAGGCTTGGGAAGTGCTGCTTTAGGTAAGTTAGGCGGAGCTTTAGGTGGTGGTTCAGAAGCTGCTACTGAGGTAGGATTAGAAGGAGCTTCACAAAACTTAGTAGATACTATTCAAGGGGCAGGTGTAGATTTAACACAAGGTCCTGTAGGGACAGGAAGTTTTACGGCAGCAGGGAATGAACTTTCACAAGGTGTTCACGATATAATCGCTAAGTCAGGTACTCTAGGTGGATTACAGGGGAATATAGGTGAGCTATCGAAACTAACCAATTTAGATAAAGGTGTGTTGAGTAAAGCTATTACATCAGGAAATAAATCAGCAATAGACGCTTTTACTTCTGGTGGTCTAGGAGCTGTAGATAAATACGGTGAAGCTATAGGTCCTACATTTGCAGATGCAAAAGAAGGTTTCAGTCTTAAAAACTTATACGGAGCAGCTACGAGACCTGATGTATTTTTACCAGCCGCTATTGGCGGTGGTGGTTTAAGCATGATTAAGTCTCAGGAAGATTTTGAAAGGTTAATGCGTGAATATCAAGAAGACAGAAAGAGGAGAAGAGCAAAAACCTTTGCAGAGAATCCAGAACAGGTACCTTACGGTTCCCAGTGGGGTAGGATATTAGGCGTACCGCCCAGACCAGTTAGTGGTGGTGGTCGTATGGGCTTTTTTGGTGGTGGACTTGGCTCATTAGGTCAGATTCCACAACCATTAGGCGGATACACTACGTCTTATGCAGACCGACCTGCTATTAATATGCCACCGTATAATGAAAACTTAGTAATGGGGAGAGGATAATGGGATTTAGAAGAGGACAAAGATCACAAGGACGACCTACTGGTGGAGATATCCGTGGAAATTTTTTTGGTAACCTATCCAACAATCAAGAACCAGGTGCTTGGGATGCTTTTTTAGCTAACTCCATGCCACAGATTTCGCCGTGGGCGGGTAAATATGGAAGCGAAGAACAACCTACTTATAACCCCGAAACAGGAGAACGATTCCTCCCTGGAGAATATGCAGATTATTATGGCTTAACTCCTTATACGGGTGCAGTAGAAACTCCACCTAGTGATCCTTTTTATAACCCAGGATTAGCTCCATTTTTTCCAAGATATCCAGGTGCAGAGCTACCTAATCAGGGCGGAAGAGGAGGCAGTGAATTAGACTGGCTACCACAACCACCAAGAATGCCTTGGGATAGAGTTCCTTCTCCGAGACCACCATTCCCACCACCATTCAGACCCCCATTTAGACCACCTCAGAGACCACAAATGCCAGCATTCGGCTGGATTTCTCCCACTGGAGTAACACCAGAATACAGAAGCTGGATGCCTGGTATGTCTTTTGCAGCAGAGCGTTCTTATAGAAACCCTGCTCGACCCTTTCCAATTCCCAGCCCTATAATGCCACCAGGTTATACTCCGCCAGTAACCCCACCAGGTTATACTCCACCAGGTTATACTCCACCCAGTCTTCCACCAGGTTTTCCTATTGGTCCAATTGACGGCATAGGTGGCGGTGGCGGCGGATGGGGACCTGGAATTACTAAGGCTGGCGGTGGCAAGATACCTCCTCTCGCACAAGGCATGGCTACAGGCATGGCAATTGGCGGCAGGACTGGTTATCTTGAAGCTGGCGAAGTTCCCGATGATTATGCTGATAATATTAGAGATTACTATGGTATTGGTGGTGGGGGTGGTTTAGCTATTCCCCCCCAACCAGGTATGAGGTCTTACGGAGCACTACCTTCTCCAGAAGGATATAGACCAGGATTCGATGCAGAATGGAATTACTTTCCTTATTCTAACGTGCCTGTCAGTGCATACGGACAGACAGGACAAACTCCTTATACGGGTAATGTAATGGGAGGAATAGGAAGTCTAGCGGGACAGGGATGGTCAGGTGTTCCTTATAGTGCTTATGAATCTTTGTTTAGCTTACCTGAAGGTTACGAATTTCCACCTATAGAGGGAGGAGTTCAAGAAGACGTTACTCCACCCTATACCGATGATGAAACACCGATTTATTATCCTACAGACCCAGCAATACCACCAGGAGCTCCACCAGGAACACCACCAATAGTTACTCCTCCTGTAGTTACGCCTCCTATAGTAACTCCACCAGGAGTTACCCCTCCAGGAGTTATCCCACCAGGAGGATATTCTCCATTTGATCCATCAGATTATGATTGGTCAGATATATTTTCAGCATATGGCGGAGGTCAAGGTCCTCAAGGACCTCAAGGACCTCAAGGACTAGGTTCTTTGTTTGATCCAACAGGTTATGACTGGTCAGATATATTCTCGGCATATGGTCCTCAACAAGAAGTATACGAAACTCCAGAAACCTTTGATCCATCAGATTATGATTGGTCAAATATATTTGATCAATTCGGAGGGGGCGTAGGTCCTCAAGGACCTCAAGGACCTCAAGGACCTCAAGGACCTCAAGGCTATCAAGGTCTTCAAGGTCTTCAAGGGTTATTAGGTCTTCAAGGGCTACCAGGAGAACAAGGTGGAGCATTTAATCCAACAAACTATGACTGGTCAAATATTTTTGACCAATACAGCTTACCTTTTGAAGCATCTGATATGCCGTTTCAGAGTACCAATGATATAGCTAACATAGCGTATAACGCTGCTATGGGAATACCAGGATATATGCCTAGTGACAGAGATGTATATGAGTCTCGTCAAGGCATACCAATACCAATGGCGAAAGGAGGGAGAACTCCTTATCAAGCATTTGGTGAGATAATGACTGAACAGGAAACAGTTACCGCTCCTCCAGCACAGACTGAAGTTGTTGAAGAAACTACAGAAGTAACTTCAGAAGGTGATGAGCAGCTTATTCAAATGGCAGTTCTTGCTATTCAAGGCAAACACCCAAGCCCAGATGACGTACAAAAAGCCTTTATAGAAAGGTTTGGTCTGGATGCGTGGATTGCTTTCAGGGAAAGAGTATTACAGACAGCCGCACAGAATCCAGAAGCTACTACTGAAGGCATGATTCAAGGCGAAGGTACAGGTATGTCCGATGAAATACCAGGGGTGGTAGCAGGTCAGGAAAAGATAGCAGTTTCCCCAGGTGAGTTCATCGTACCAGCCGATGTGGTCTCAGGTATAGGAGACGGTAGCAGTGATGCGGGTTCAGCTAGTCTTTATGAAATGATGGACAGAGTGCGTCAAACCAGAACAGGTACAACCGAGCAGCCCAGACCGCTTAATAAAGGTGGTATATTACCAGCATGAATGAGCCTAAAGTAACTCCGATAAGATACGAAGAGACTGAGTATCAGTGTTCTTTGATTCCAGTGGAGTTCGTAGATAAGGCATGGGTAGAGGCTAAACCATTATTGGAGAAAGCCATAGAGCGTTCTAATGGTAGATGGTCTTCGCAATCCGTGCGGATGCAAGTAGCATCAGGACAGGATCAGCTTTGGTTCATGTTTTTAGGAAACGATAAGAAGCCGATAGGGGCTTTAGTAACAGAATTTGTGGACTATCCACAGTCCAGAATTCTTTCCATTCATTTTATGGGTGGTAAAGGGTTAGATGAGTGGGCTTTCGTGGCGATGTCACGATTGGAAAGTTTTGCCAGAGAGTGTGGAGCAGATGGTATTGAAGCTACTGGCAGGCTTGGTTTATGGAAGTATCTCAAGCAAGATGCTTGGGATAGAAGTTTTGTAATTTATGAAAAGAGGTTTTAGTCATGGGAAAAGGAAAATCTAGTAGTGCTCCGCAGTACACGGAATCTAAGGTAACACAAACCGCATTACCCGAATACGCTGAACCGTATGTAACGAGACAGTTTGCTCGTGGTGAGCGTGAAAGTTTAATGCCTTATATGCCCTATGGGGGACAGCGTTTAGCTGAATTTTCTCCACAGGAAGAGGTCGGCTTATCAGCCATAGAAGGACAGTTTGCACAGGGAACCCCGTGGGAACAACAAATGGGAGCGGCTCGAACCGCAGGTATAGCGGGTACGCCTAGCTTACCAGGGTTTACTCAACCAGGTGTGATGCAACAATACATGAGTCCCTATATGCAAAACGTAGTTGACGTACAACAGCGTGAAGCCAGACGACAAGGGGATATTTCTCGGAAAGCCTTAGAAGATCAAGCAGCAGCCGCAGGAGCCTTTGGCGGTTATGGCTACGGCACGGCTGTAGGAGAAATGGAACGTGGCTTACAGGAACAATTACAGGGCATACAAGCGAGAGGCTTGCAGGACGCTTATCAGTCAGGCTTAGGTCAACTGGGAGCGGAAAGAGCCGCACAGGAAACTGCTATGCAAAGACAACTAGCTGCTTCACAGCAGCTTGGAGCCTTTGGCGAAGCCAGAGAACGAGGACAAGCGGGTCGTACTCAAGCCTTAATAGAAGCAGGCAAGCAACGCAGAGGTCTCAGACAGGAAAGTTTAAGCATGGGTTATCAGGATTACCTCAACCAATTAGCTTACCCCAGACAACAGTTAGGATTTTATGGACAGTTATTGAGGGGATTGCCGACACAACCAGGCACACAGGTTTCTTCTTATCAACCGCAACCTAGTACCATGCAGCAGATGTTAGGACTAGGACTCGGTGGTCTTGGCTTATACGGTCAACTAAGAGGACAAGGAGCTGGCTAATGCAAAACATACTGGATATTCAAAACGACCTGAAAAATACCTCTGACGAGCATCTCGTGCAGTTAATGCAGATGCCTGAGCCTAATTTCCCACAGTATCTGGTACTTAGTGAGATGGATAGACGCAAGGAAATGCGTGAAAGTTATGAAGCAGCACAGGCTTCTCAGCCTACAGTAGCACAACAACTGACAGAGGAAACAGCCAATAGCGGTGTAACGCAGGGATTGGGTAGCCTTGATGCAGGTTCCGTGAGGGGAGCAGAAATGATCTCTAACGCTACCGATATGCCTGTGATCTACGGCAACAGACCGATCAGGTCTATGGCTAATGGCGGCAGAACAGGTTATCAAACAGGCGGTAGTGTATCTTTAGAAGAAAAAGAAGCAGTAGATGCGAGCTTTGGAGAGCTTGCACAAAAATATGGTGTTCAGGGATTACAAGCTATTGGAGCCTTAAATAAGGATGGTACTATAAATTATCTTGGTGCTGGTTTGGCTCTTGCATCTATAAATCCATTGTTTCGTTTAGGTAGATGGGGTGTTATGGGAATTGGAAAAGGCTTACAAAAATATGCTCCAGGGGCACTAAAATACGCACAAAGTAAATTTACAGTACCAGGATTGGTTCCAAGAACAGCTACTAGAGTTAATACAGGTCAACCTCTTGGTGGTGCCGCTAGGTCTTTAGGGTTTACAGATGACGTAGCTCAAAAGGTTAATGTTGCAGGTAGAGCTTTTAGTCCCTCCAGAACAGCACAAACATTTGGTACCGTTGCTTTACCAGCAGCACTTCTACATAAAAGTTCAATGACTGCTCAAGAACAGTATCAGCAAGAACAAGAACAAGAAAAAAAACAAGGCGATCCATATACACCTTATATGCCGCCCTCAGACACAATAGTGGAAGAAAAAGAAGAAGTAGTTGACACGCAAGAAACTGGAAGAAAAGAAGACATCAACACCGCATTAGTTTCACTAGCTAGAATCGCCAGTGCCAAGCCTAATGAATTAGGCAATATACTTGCTTCAGCAGGTAAAGACGTGGCTACTGCTAAGAGAGAACGAAGAAGAGATGAGCTATCGGAGAAGTTGATTGAATCGCAAGCTGAATATTATAAGGCAAGAGCTGGGAGTGCAGAAGGTGATAAGTACCAAAAAGCACAGGCTGCCTTTATTTCCGCCCATAAAGCCTTTGACAGTCTAGCTTATGATGAAAAGATTTCTTACAGTCCTACGGGTAAATTAGCAACTGATGACGAAAAAGCTGCGGCTAGGGAAAGTTTTATCCTCAGAAATTTAGCAGGATTGGGTCTGTTAGAAGCCTATCAAGAATTTCAAGCTATAGTAGGAGGTAGTTTTGGAGGACCATCAAAAGTTATCCAAGCAGGAACATACGCTGTACCCTAATTAACTATTAAGTAACCAATAATTAAATGCCAATAATACAACTACCAGATGGAAGGCGGATAGAGGTACCTGATGATGCTTCAGAAGAATTAAAACAGGCAGTTAAAGACAAGATACTAGCCGACTTTCCAGAACTAGGACCAACCAATGCACTCGGCTCTTTATTAGAGATGGGCAAAGGCATTCCTCGTGGTTTTGCTAATACCTTTCTCACGGCAGGAGAAGGTCTCGGTTCTTTGGCTAATGCAATTACAGACAAAGTAGGACTAGAAAATTTAATAGACGAAGGAGAAGACAACGAGCTGATCCGTCTGGCAAGGGAAGGGCAGAAGGCAATCAATGAAAGTTTTTTAGGAGCAAAGGCTCCATACAGAGATAAATGGTTAACTAAAGCGGGCGATGGATTAGGTTCCCTCGCCGCTTTTCTCGTTCCAGGTACTGCATTAACGAGAGGATTAGGCTGGAGTGCTAAAGCAGCAACGGCTGGTGTAACTCCTCTGGCAGTAAGCGTAGGTACGGGAGAAGCTGAACAGCGTATAGATAGGGCACGACAGCAAGGCATAGAAGTATCCGATGAAGAAGCCTCCAGTGCAGCTTTATGGGGAGCTTTAATCGGAACGACTGAAATGATGCCCGTTAATTTTATTTTAAGAAGAATAGATAGGGCTGTGCCCAATGAGTTTAAACGCAGATGGCAAAAAGAAATCCTCAGAGCATTAGCTTCTGGTGGTGTTGAGGGCAGTCAAGAGGTAGCTGCCAGCTTAATGCAAGATGCGGTGGAAAGGGGTTATTACAACCCAGAAGAAATAGGTATGGGCGGTAGTCTCTGGGATGAGTTTACGGTGGGTGGCTTCGCAGGTTTCGCAGGCGATCTGGCGTTGCGTGCATTAGGAGCAAAGAGAGCCAGTATTAATGATAAAGGCACTAAAGAACTGGAAGCCGAACAAAAAGAAAAGTGGGATGAAAAACTTGCAGAACAAGCAGCTCAGGAAACTGAACGCATTAGACAAGCAAAACTAGCCAATCAACCACTTAAATTAGCTGCACCTGTATTGGAAGAGGAAGCTCCTACCCTTGTATTAAGGGAAGGGGAAACACCAAAACAATATGCACGCAGAATCTCAAGAGAATTAGACGATTCATTTCCTATCGGTACTACCTTTACTCCAATAGGAACAACAGAAGGTTTCAATATCATAGACAGTAATGGGGTTATTTACGGAGAAAATATACAAGACGTAGAGACTGCTTCGCAGGTAGCGGGAGCCTTAAACGAGGAACAGGTTGATAGCGTCATCGAGAGAACCGTTGATAACACTCTGTTCTTCAATCCAGAAGACTTAAATGAAACCGATCTCGGTAAGGCTAGGGTTGCAGGAGGAAGGATTCTTGATCCAAATACCTATATATTTCCAAACTTTGCTATAGATTATTACGGTAATACCACGAACTTTCGTAAAGGATTCCAAGAAGATTTAACGTGGGAAGAAGCCCTTCAACAAAATAAAAAACTAACCAAGTCCCAAAGACTTAATCAAAAGCGTGCCCAACAGGGTATCGCTCCTTCCTCAGTATTTACCTTGAAAGAGGTAAAAAGCGTACTTCCTCCTAAGCAATTTGACAACCTCGTTAATGCCCACATTCAGTCCGTTACCGATGAAAATAATTTCTTTGATGACGCATACATACAGGCTCTAGTAGAACAGGCAAATACCTTAACAGCTAAAGGGCGTTTGAGTAGAGCTACGAAAGTTCAAAGAGCCAGAGACGAATTAGCTAAAATGGAAAGGGTGGGTATTGTTGAGCGAGTTGCTGATCCACGACAAGCTCACTTAAATTTGGCTCAAAGAGAAGCGGCTTATCGTTTAGTGAACAACGAAGAAGAAAGAGTTAAACACCGCATGAACCAGTCATTGGGGGGCATTGATAAAATAACAGCAAAAGAGGCTAAAGAAGAGAAAAAGATATTAAAAAGAGCTGAAGAAACCATGACTCCAGAGGAGTATGAAGTCTTTAAAGAAGGAAGAGAGCCAGTAATAGAAGGAAGAAGAAAAGACGAGGGCATATACGGAGTGCGTGGTCTCAAGCCACCACTGGCTATCTACCCTGCACTTAAAAATATTGCAGAAACTAAGAACATCAACTTTAAAGAGAAGACTCCTGCATGGAAGTTTTTCTTTAAGCAAATTACAGGCAAGGATAACCTGACCGACATGACCCAAACCGAGCGTAAGCTCGTCTGGTTGAATATGCACAGGCTTCCTAGCTTCACTACCAAGAAAGACCTACCTGATTTTACCCCCCTCAACTTTACCCCTACGCAGTTTGAAGCGGCACTGGATGCTGTTGTCAATGCAAGGGACACTTCTCTCAATACCATTAAGCAAGCCATAGCGGGTGAATCTAATTTCTATACTCCGTATAGGCTTAATAAGAAAGCTCAAGCCATTAAGGAAAAGCTCGTTGAGAAGAGAGTTGCTTCCAGCACAAGAAGTACCAAGCTAACCCCTGAGTACACTAAACGCAGAGAACCTACTACGACTATTCCTGTTGAAGACAGAAAGCCGTTGCCTATGGATGAGAAAATTGAAGTGCAGGCTCTGGAAGAAGGGGTTAAAAAAGAACTTAAAGGAAGGGGTCTTAATAATATTAGAGTTAGACTGGTTAAAGACTTACAGGATTTATCCAACGGCATACCTTTACTTAAACCTTTTGGAGAAAAAGGAACAGCAAAAGGTGGTTACTTAGAAGCCTTAGATAGAATCACTATTAGTTTAAGTGCCATTGATCCCAATGGAACTTTAAGTCCTGACGAACTCAGACTAGGGATGGCTGGTGTAATTGACCATGAAATGATTCATGCGTTGAGAGCCAAAGATTTATTTACCGAAAAGGAATGGAACTCTCTTAGGGATAATGCCGCACGCATTAATCACCCGACTGAAGTAGATGCACAAGGTAAACCCTTAACCTTATTGGAAGTTGCAAAGAAGGGATATTCAACAGCTACTTTTGTGCAACAGCAAGAAGAATCGGTAGCCGAACTCTATCGTATGTGGGCGAATGGCGAAGTAACCGTAACAGGAAAGCCACGTTCTCTATTGCAACGTATCTCTGACTTCTTTAAGAAGATGTCTGATGCTATGCGTGGAGCACCCAATGTGGTAGAGGTACTGGAGAAAATCAAGGTAGGCGAGATCGCTGCCAGACCGACAGGAGAGATTCGTACCTTGCGAATACTGGAAGAAGAGGGATTGCTACAGAATATGCCTATGCCAAACAGACAGCGTTATGCGTTATCTGACCGCCCAGGAGAACCAAGACCAGCCGATATTGAGTTAGCTCCTGCTGAAAGAGAGATGCGTACTAGAGATGAATCTTCTGGTATGGCTGCTGATTATGTACCAGCTACAAGAGGTCCAAGAGCTAGTAATCTATTAGAAGAAGTAGATGGCGATAGTTTTTCTCCAGCCGATATATATGAAAATCCACAATTCTATACAGCAGCACCGCCTAATGCACGAGACCCAGAGCAAAGGGCAATCTATCAAGAAACTTTAGCTTTCATGGAAGAGCTTAAAAGGGTTAGAGGAGACCCTAATGCGACCATAACTATGTATAGAGCGGCACCTACTGGTGAATTACTTGACGGGGATTTAATAACTCCTTCCAGAACAGAAGCACAGTATTATGTTAATGAATCTAATATAACTCAACAAGAGATTAGAGATGCAGAAAGACAAAGAAGATTAGATACTGAAGAGCCAATAGATTTAACTACTGAAAGAAATATTCGAGTTATGGATTCTATAATGGATATATTGCCTCCACCTCAACAAACACCATCTGAATTGTTTACTTATGAGTTGCGTGCAGGAGATGTTCGTTGGGACGGCAATCAATTAGAACGCTGGGGGTATTTCCCAGAAAACGTAGTTGATATTAGAACAGGAAGTTTAATTGAAAGAGAAATGCGTAGTGCTTTCCAGTCAAGGCACGAGAGACTGTTCGATATTATCAGGGAGAATCCTGATGGATTTACCGTTCACCCTAAATCTTTACGCCCTGCGACTGAGGGTTGGTCAGTAGCTGTTGTCAAAGCAAACGAGATGATTATTGATCGTGCCGATATAACATTAGATGATGTTAAATTATTTGCACAATTAGTTCGGCAGAGTGCTCAAGTAATAAAAAATCTGGAGCTTGCTCCATTAAGAACTACGGGGATTCAACCTGTTAATAATGTTATATATGCTGGCGGTTGGTATAACCCTGCTAAAGATACCTACGCATTAGATGCTGCTATGGTTGTTGCCAAAGAAGAAGATGCCTTGTATATTGCAAATTCACCTATTGGTAATCAAGAAGGTATATTTAATTTAGATAGAGGAATTTATGTCCCCACAAAACAAGGAATCAAACAACTTGAAGAATCTGGACGTTATAGCCGTCACACCGCAGATGTCAGAGCAAGAGATATTGAAACTTATGCTCGAAAACTTCAAGAGACAAGGGATCAAGATAAAAGGAAGCGACTAGCAGAACAACCTCTTTTAGAAAGGGAGATGCGTTCTCCCGAAAGAGTAGCGGAAGCAGTCGCTACCATTGACGAACAAGCAGAGATAGCTCCTGTTGGTATAGTTCCACTCTACAGCGTTAAAGCCTCTCCAGAGGCAAAGTATGTCGCCCTAAATCCAACTGACGGTCAGAAGCCTTCTACGGAGCTTAGAGAGCGATATATGAGGACTAATCATGCGGATATGAGTCCAGAGATGAAGAAGCTATCTGATGACTTGATTGCTCCTACTCCAGAAAAGAAAACATTTGGCGATACATTACTCGATGTAATGGATAGACCCACACTAAGCAATACCTTAACTAAGCTGAGACACGCCTTTGTCTTTAAGTATGCACAAATAGAGAATTTAGGTAAGATAATCTCGGATGCCGACCAACGCTATCTTATGGCAGACACTTCTGCTGTAGCTGCTGCTATCTTTGCAGACAGAGCCAGAGCCTTTATAGCTGGTTCCTTTAATCACGGTATGGTTGCGTATAGGAACGGTGGTTATGAAGTAGTAGATGTTATTGATCCCGTAACAGGCAAACCTATCGGCGGTTTAATAGATATTTTCACTCCGATCTATGCCAACAAAAGCAAAGAAAGAATCTTTCAGACTTATAGAATCGTACAACGTGCAGTTAAATCCAATAAAGAAGGGGATTTAATTAAGATAAAGGGCAAGGAATTACAAGATGCTTGGAATGTTGTGCAAGCTGAGGTAGCTAAATATCCAGAAATAGAAGAAGCCTCCAGACTATATGACTTATGGAATGACCAATTGATTCAGTTTATGGAAGATACAGGTATCGTTACACCAGAAGGAGCGAAGGACTGGAGAGATGCCTCTACTTATTATCCATTCTACCGACAGTTTGAAGAGGAAATTCCTACAGGAAAAGGTAGAACTGCCTTTAAGACTTCTCTTTTAACTGGAGCAAATTCATTGATACGACAACCACTTAAGGGAAGTGATCGTGAATTTAACATACCTCCAATAGAGGCTATAGGACAAAATGTATCGGCAGTTATCACGGCTGGAATGAAGAACATAGCGGGACAAAGGGTTATGAGAGACGGTATGAACTTGGGTGTAGCAATAGATGTCACCGCAAGAAATGAGAAAGGACAAACTGTGATACGAAAAGGAGAGCCTAATAATCATAAAATTATGGTGAACGGGGAAGAAAGATTTTTCTTTGTTACTGATCCTATGCTTATGGAATCTATATCGATGATGAGTCAGGGGGAGTTGAGCACTGTGTTGAATGTAGTAGCCGCTCCAGCTACGTTACTGAGGGAAACGGTAACTCGTGACCCAGGCTTTGTACTGGCTAATATGATGAGAGATACTGGGTCAGCTTGGGTAACCAGTGGATCGGATATGAAGCCTGTAATTGATACGGTTAAGAACTTTAACAAAGACTTAGAGATGTTGGAAAGAATGGGAGTTTCTGGTGGTTACGATTATCGAGACGACCCTATGGGCATTACCGATTACTTTAACAGGGCACTAACTAAACAAGGCATGGGTAAGGACGGACTACCTATATTGAAACAATTCAAAATGGGATGGGATTGGTTAGGACAACAGACTACCAAGTCTGATATGTCTACCAGAAGAGCGGTATACGATGATGTATTGGCACGCACAGGCAACCAAACGGAAGCGGCTTTTCAAGCCATAGAGATTATTAACTTCTCCAGAAGGGGTGGAGACCCTATCTTCCGTCTGTTCACGGCTGGTATTCCTTTCTTAAACGCAAGAATACAAGGTTTAGATGTATTTTATAGGGCAGGTATGGGTAGATACTCTGCCAAACAAACTGAGTTTTCAAAAGGACAGATACAAAAATCATTCATATTAAGGGGAGCGACTCTGGCAACCATTTCGGCTCTTTATTATCTAATGGTTAGTGACACAGAAGAATATAAGAATGCACGACCAGAGATAAGGGACAATAACTGGATTATTCCTAATCCTTTTGGCGAAGTCGGATTGAAGATACCTATACCGTTTGAGGTGGGTGTGGTGTTCAAGACCATTCCAGAAACCATGTTACGTTATTACTATGATGACAGCAGTCCTCGTGAGGTAGGGGAAACATTAAGAAGGTCTTTTGGTACTACCTTAGAACTTAATCCATTGGGTATACAAGCCATGCTTCCCCTCTTAGAAGCTGGTATAAATCGTAGTTTCTTTACTCAAAGAGCCATTGTGCCTTACTACATGGAGACAGGATTAGACCCTTGGAGACAAACTCATTTCAATACTAATGTGTTGGCACAGACACTAGGCGAAGCACTCAACATCAGTCCCATAAAGATAGAGCACGTTTTAAGGGGATATACAGGCACTCTGGGAACTTATGTACTTGATGTGGTGGATTCCACTATGCGAGCCTTTTCTTCTCCAGAGATGCGATAT